TAATACTGCGAGACAGGGTATATATGCGGATGGTGTAAGAGGACAAACAACTGCTTCACCATTACGCAATGCAAGTTATAAAGAACCTAAACCAAATACTGTATTTGGTTTAAAAACTCCAGGCTCAACAGCTCTTACAATGGATGATGGCAGTGTTGATGATAATGGTTTCGTACATCCAAATCAAATACGTCTCCAAACAGGATCGGGTGCGAGTGTTATATTAGATGGAACAAATGATTTAATATATATGATTAATAGTACAGGTTCGGGTTGGATAGAAATTGGTTCTGGTGGCGAAGTAATGATATATGCACAGGGTTCTATGAGTATGAGAACCGAAAAAGATTTCAACTTACGTGCAGACCGAAATATTAATATAGAGGCTGTTGAAAAAATAAACATTAAATCTGGTGATGATCTTCAAGTAAATAGCGGAGATCAGATACATTTGAAAAGTGAAGGTTCACAATTCTTTGATAGTGCCGGCAGCAATCATACTAAAGTCGGTAGTAATATGTATGTGACAACTGGAGGTATATTACATTTAAATGGTCCAACCGCTGCTATATCACCGGGAATTAATACAGTCTCACATAATGATATTCAGAATTTAGAATCTACAAAAATACAAGATAGTATCTTATCTACTATGGTATCACATGAGCCAATGATACGAAATAAGGCAGAACCTGCTAATACTAGTTCACGTTCAGACGAAAGTAATACAGTGAATGGAGGCACAGTACCTGCAACTGCTGAAGATCCGAATAGTGTTGCTATAAATGATAGTACTGATGATCCAGAACAACAAAAAATAAATGATGAAGCAATTCAGGATCAAGTTGGTAATGGCAACGGACTAGTAACATATGTTGGTGACTTTGCAACACGAATACGAAATAAAATCATCAGAAATGATTTGTTTAGTATTTTAGAACAGGCGGCTGCATCTGCCGGAGTTAATGTAGTTATATTCTCGGGAGGACAGGATCCTGCTGGACCGGGAGTAAAACGTACAGGAAGTACTAGACACGATAATGGTTTTGGTGCTGACGTTTGGTTATACAGTGGTCCCACCTCAGGTAGTAAACTAAGTTCTAGATCAAATGCTGATATACCAATAATGAAGAAATTTGCAAAAGCATGTTATTCTGCTGGTGCAAATGCAGTTGGTGTCGGCCCAGGTTATATGGAAGATGTTGGTGTGCATGTGGATGTTGCAACATATAAAGCGGATTCGGGCATGTGGGGATCAACACATGAACATACATCTGCGCCGGGCTGGCTAAAGCAGGCGAGAGATGAAGGCGGTTGGAGAGCATAAATGATATATGATAAAAGAAAAGGCTCATTATTGAATTATATTCAATTGCCACTACATACTATAACTCCATATGGAACATATTTGGGAACTGGATATGATACCAATGGTAATCCTACATATATACTATCGTATACACGTGTTACATCATTTGCAGTGAATGAACTAGTATTTTCTAATTTAAGTAAGAACGCCATCATTAATGATGTTATTCCTACATTAGAAATAAAAAATGGCATCATAGGTTATAATTATCAGATACCTGATGTAGAATTTAGATATGGGTATATCACATCTTCTTCAAAAAGAGTTTCAATTGAAAGTCAAAAAATAACAAAACAGTCAGCACAATTAATTTTAGAAAAACAATTACGTGCTATTGGAAATGTGTTAGAACAATTTGTGACACAACCATTGGGACAACCTCAATATGATGCATTGCTTCATTATTTTTATTATGAAGGAGTAAGTAAAATACCCGATCATAATATTATTAAATTAATTAATAATGAAAAATGGTTTGATGTGACTGATGAAATACAGAGTAATATTAAAAGAAAAAACGGCAAAGTCGATCACCGACTTGCCGCTTTAAGAATTCAGACTGCCAAAATGTTTAGTTACGTTCCTGGATTTAGTTAAACGGGTCGTTGTTCTATAACTTGGTCTACCAAACCATACGCTAGTGCCTCTTGTGGATCCATAAAATTATCACGTTCCATAGATGCCAGCATTTCATCAAATGTTTTTCCAGCACTATTATGTTTAACATAAATTTCAGTTAGTGAACGTTTCATTTTCAAGATTTCTTTAACTTGAATTTCCATATCAGTTGCTTGACCACCTGCGCCACCACTAGGTTGATGAATCATATGCCTTGCATTGGGCAGAATATATCTTTTTCCTGGTGCACCTGCAGTCGCCAATAGTGATCCCATTGAACACGCTTGTCCCATGACAGTTGTGCTAACATCTGGCTTAATAAATTGCATGGTATCATAAATCGCCATACCAGCAGTCACTACTCCGCCAGGAGAGTTAATATAAAAGTGAATATCTTTTTCTGGATTTTCGCTTTCTAAAAATAGAAATTGTGCACAAAGTAAATCTGCTTGATAGTCATTGACTTCTCCTGTTAAAAACAGTACACGTTCCTTAAGAAGTCGTGAGAAGATATCATAACTTCTTTCACCATTAGCAGATTGGTCTACAACCATTGGTACTAGATTTGGCATTAATTATTCCTTGTTTTTTGTAGATTTAAGTTTTCGTATTTCTTCGTTTAGTTCTGTAATTCGATCATAGGCTGCATATAAATTTTTCTGAAGTTCATTTATTTCCAATCGGAACATTTCTTCTGTAGTGATTGTTTGCATTAATGGTACCTCACGATTTTTACTTTTTTTAAAAAGATCAAGTGGTATTATTTTATCTTTATCAGTCATTGATAATACTCCTAATACATTCATAGTATAGTAAAAATTATGTGTTGTCAAGTACTTTTTCTAAATATGCGTAGTTTATACGATGATAAATACTCTTAACGAAATATTTAAAATTGAGAGAACCAATGGCAGTTAATTTTGCAGGATTTAGTACAAAAAACAAAAAAGCAATAAATCATAATCTTTATGGCAAAGATTTGATTATTGAAGATTTAATGAATCATTTAATGACTCGTCGAGGCGAGCGTGTTATGATGCCAACCTATGGCAGTATCATTCATGATTTAATTTTTGAACCATTGACACCGGAAATTAAAGATTTAATTGACATTGATATAAATTCTATTATAGATGAAGATCCTAGAGTAACGATTAACACTCTTAATATAACAGACGATGATCACAGTTTAAACATAAAATTATCAGTTTCTATTATTCCGACTGGTGAACAAGTTGAACTTACAGTAAATTTAGAAAGAGAATAAAATGAGCCAAGAAAGAGTCGATAACTTATTCGCCAGTGAAAGTTGGAGTGCAGTTTATACTGCATATAGTAATATTAGTCTAAAAGCATATGATTTTGATACGATACGTGAAGCATTACTTGCTTATGTACAACAAACATATCCAGATAAATTTAATGATTTTATTTCTAGTTCTGAGTTTATTGCAATCTTAGACTTGGTTGCCTATCTAGGTCATTCATTATCCTTTAGACTAGATATGAATACACGTGAAAATTTCTTAGATACTGCTGAACGCCGTGAATCAATTCTTCGAATGGCAAAGAATTTAGGTTATATTAAGACTCGTCCTATCAATGCCCGTGGCTATATGAAAATTACTAGTGTCACTACAAACCAAGATGTAGCAGATAATGAAGGCAATTCTCTAGCAAATACAACAGTCAACTGGAATGATGCAAATAATGCTGATTGGTATGAAAACTTTATAACAATATTAGACTCATCGTTTTCTAAAAATTCTAAAATTCAAGATCCAACAGCAACTCTAAATATTCTAAACATCGAAAATAATATATATGAAATTAATGAAAATCCACTGGGTAAACGTTTTAATTATCCTTTTACTGCAAACATTGCTGGTAGTAATAGAAAATTTGAAACTACTAAAGTAGAGATAGTAGATGACATTATTGGCGAAGCAGAACCCAAATCTTCTAAAAACTTCACAATTATTAATCGTAATGATAATCTAGGACCAGCCAGTGATAGAACTGGATTTTTTGTATATGCAAAAGCCGGTGAAATGAACTTTAATGATTATACATATGATTTGAAATTATCTAATAGAACACAAAATATTGATGTTATTGATATATCGAACACAGACGTTTGGATTCAACGCACTGA